AGAACCCAGGTCTTCAGAATCGCGAAGCGATTCCAGACCCACATGCTGCAACGTTCTTACAAGATCACTTCTTTTTGGATCACTCATTTGTTATTATATAGAGAAAATACTTTGATGATAGGTCAACGACTCCTGCCCTCCGGGCAAGTTGATTTCTGGCTGATTTCCGAGAGAAGTTTACTAGATATGTTTTTTGGTCTGGAATCGCGATTCTGATGACCGGTGGACATGGCTGCCTCTGCCTGTCAGGGCGGCTGCTGCGTGTAACGCCCGACTACGTCGATGACATCCTTGTTTCAAAATGTCATAGTCAACGATTGACGCCTTTTGTCCAGTAATGGCGCTGGCCAAACGGGCATGTCCCCATGATTGCGGAGTTTGATTCGGTCTAGATCCCGAGGAAAAGTACGCACCTTGCCCTTTGCGGACAATTTGCTGCAAGGCGGACAAAGAACAGCCGGTTTTTTGGGCCAATTCTGCGGACGGACGCACCGCGTCCACGTCGTACATGCGTTGGGCGTTTTTGATGTGAGAGGATGGGCGAGAGGTGAACGATTTCAGCGTTTTTCTTGTACTAAATTTCTTGTTTGTAGTCGACGACCGGTACATCTTCCTCGACGTTTCCAACATGCGGATTTGTTGTTGCAAATCTGTTTTCGACAGTTGTCGTGGAACATATTTCCGCGACCATGTTTTCATTGTTTAATGTATCTGGATACATTTCACCACTTGGATCCCGACGTTTTTTTGACATTAATCGCCGGTCCCGATCGTTTCTTCCCTTTTGTTGGATCATACACGTCTCCATCGTCGTCGTCACCCATCGTCCGAGAAATGTCCCAGAATTCTTTAGAACCCAGACGAAAGTCGGGTCGGGTTTCGGCCTTGTACCAGAAAATTTGGTCATGCAGTTTGTTGGACTTGGCATTGTTGTTGATCACCAGGCATTCAAAATTTTCCGTCGTCTGATCCATGACGGTACAGAAGGACTCGAGCGTGGGAAACATGGACGCATAATTTTTCCAGATGCGTTCGCGATTGGCAAAATAGGGCTCGCGCAGAATAAAAACGTAGTCGATGTTGGTGCGAAGATTGGGCGGAATTCCGAGGGGGTACTGCATAGTAATTATAAGCATAACTTTCCAATGTCTCATTGGGTACCGTTTTCATGTTGGGCATTTCCTCCCTAAACAATCATAAAACCTATGCTTTTTGAATGGGCATAGCACTCTCTCGAGCGGGATTAGACTATATCTTAAGCCTTCCTCGACGGCGATGACTCGTCTCTGGCCCACGGGCATTTAGTCGTTGAACGTGCATCATATCCTCATCTTATCGGACGTAGACGCTTCGCTGCGGATTGTCTCTATTTCATGCGTTTTTACTGTACCTTGTGTGATTAGCACAAGCCACTCGTCGTATTTCTACACGAGTTTAGTAGCATGAACCTGACGAGATGTTCCCGCAATTTGGACGTGTTGCTTTTCCTTCCGACCGAATGGAGGAAAAACTAGCTATTCTTTTGGAATAACTCTGGCAAACATTTTACCATTCATAAAGAGTAATCGCATCATCTTATCCCTAGACCACGTATTGTCGTAGAGACAATCATCCAAAATCACAAACGTGCGCGGATCGATCGAGGTCCGCTTGTATGTTTCCATTTCCTTGTTCATCTGTTTCAACACTGCCTTTTGGCGCCGCAGCACGTTTTCAATGAGCACGGTGTTGTACTCTTCGTGAATAAAGAGTTTGGGTACGTGACTGGCATAGAACCCGTTGCCGGCTTCCGTCCCTGAAATGACCGTGCCGATGGGAATGTCCTGATGATGAAAGAGGAGATCGCGGACCAAGAAGGACTTGCCGGTATCACGCCTTCCGATCAGTACAATCACCGGACCCTTGTTTTCGTCGGGTTTAAAGGTAATCCAACGCATATCAAATTTCTTCAATTCCAGGGTCATCTTTAGGCAGAGTACTACTGTTGCGCGAGATTACGTTTTCACTTTGCAAAACGCATCGACATACATCCTCCCTAAAGAGCGTTCATCTCACAAGAAACAATCTATTTTCATACACTAAAATGTCACAACGCAAAGGGACTATGTTGGATCTCGAGGCCATGCGTGCCACCGACGGCGACAAATTCGACATTGTTTCACTCCAACTCTACAATCCCATTTACAAGGAACTGTTTGGCCAAGACGTCGATCCAACAACCACCCTGGATCACCGCTACGAAGTGGTCGACGCCGACCATGTCCGAGAGACCACCACCATCACCGACGCCATGGAATTGCGCAAGATTCATTTCAAATTCTCGCCCTTGTTGGATCCCTTTGCCTACATGATTGGTAAATATTCGTCCGAGCTCTCGACGACGACGGTACTTCCGTCTCCGTACAACACCGACGACGATCACGTCTTGCCCAAAATCGCTCATCCGTGCAATGCGGCCTACGTTGACGGGTTTTTCAATTATCTATCGAACGTCTTGTTGGAAAAGCACGGATTTCTGCACGGCATTTCCTTTTATGGATCGTATCTGGGAATTCAGCGCAATTTCAAAGTCGATGTCAGCGATGACATGGATCATTTGCGCAATTCGCGATTTTTCACCGAGCATGTGGGCAAATTGTTTACCGTTCCCGGATTCCAACAAGACGATTCCTTGAATGTAATTGGCGGATCGCGCCGTAATAAGCGAAAGATTGATGTCATTGAGGATGCCTTGTTGGACAATGTCGAAACGTTGGAGGAGGACGGCGGCGACACGGTCTTGTCTGACTTGGAAGAAGAAGAGGGTCTGTGTAGCGTCTATGCCAAAGAACAAGAACACAACGTGTCGGAACGATCTCATGGTTCGTCGGACAGTGAGTTGAACTACAGCAGTAGCGATGACGAAGACGAAGAAGAAGAAGAAGAAGAAGAAGACCTCGAATCAAACAGCAAGAACAATCCACAACAAGAAGAAGATGAATCCACTGATTCCACTGAGAACTCCAACAACGTGGAGGAAAACGACGACGAGGATTCCGTGGTGGAAGAAACCTTGGGCACCATTCATAATTTCCCATGTCAGATGATTTGCATGGAAAAATGCGATGGTACGCTTGATGAACTCTTTGACAGTGGAAACATGGATGCCGAGCAGGGCGCCGCCGCCTTGATGCAGGTCATCTTGACGCTCCTGGCCTATCAAAAGGCGTTTGGGTTCACACATAATGATCTACACACGAACAACATCATGTATGTCCACACGGATCTGGACTATCTGACGTACCGTTTCGAAGGGCGCGTCTACAAGGTGCCGACGTTTGGCCGCATTTACAAAATCATCGACTTTGGCCGCGGCATCTACACGTTCCAACAACACGTCTTTTGCAGCGACAGTTTTTTCGCCAAGGGAGACGCCGCGACGCAGTACAATTTCGGGCCCTGTTTGGATCCCAAGAAACCCGTCCTTGAGCCCAATCCCAGTTTCGATCTCTGTCGTCTTGGCGTCTCCATTTTCGACTTTGTCATGGACATGGACCTCGACGTGGGCGATCTCGATGCCTTTCAAAAGACGATTCGGCGCTGGTGCCAAGACGATCGCAAACACAATGTCCTCTATAAACGCAACGGCGACGATCGGTATCCCAACTTCAAACTCTACAAGATGATTGCGCGCACGGTGCACCGTCACACTCCGCAGGCGCAACTCAACTATGCCATCTTTAAACAATACGTGGTGGACGAGGAAGTGGACGAGGAGGTGCTGCTCATGGACCTGGACGCTTTGCCGTCGTATCAATAATGGGGTAAGAATATGAATCTCTCACAATTCACATTCTTTTCATCACGAGGGATCGATCTATCCCGTTCACTCATATTTAAACGCGTTGAACCCGCGTAGCGGGTTTTGTCGTTGGTTTATAAATTCAATCTCGCAAATTCAATCTCGAATTCGGACGGTGGGCGCATATGGGTTTTCAGTAGGCGACACCGATTGCGCGCGACGGCGTGTTTGTGTTGCGGCAACTTTTTCGGATTTCATAAGCGACGCTGATCGCCTGCGACGGCGTGTTTGTGTTGCGGTAGCTGTTTTTTTGGATTCGAGCCACAGCGGAATTTGTTTCAAAATGTGTAAATAGCTTGAGGTTATCATTCCTGTCTGCTTCCTGTCTGCAAATCAAGTGAAGCGCCGTCGCCTCTTTGATTTCCCGCCATGCTTGCGTCCGGCAACAGGAAGAAAACGCCTCTGATATTCTTCAGAGGGATCGATATATTGATAATCGTCGTCTTCCGGAGTCGCCGGTCGAGCATATGCAGAGGGAAGTTCTCTCGCCGCTGGGTCATGATGTCGTCGTCGCCGACGTGTTTGAGACACGGGATGTGCGTCGTAAATGATATACCCTGGATGTGCCTCATCCCTAGGATCATATTTGTCTCCTACAGAATACGGACGGTGAAGTGTAAGCCTTCCCTTGGGTTGTTCGGTGGCAAAGGAGGCTGATGTGGCGTATACAGTTTCGGTTTCGTTGCACATGCGGTCAACCCAAGCTTTACCAAACTTTTTATTGACTATTTTTCGTAAAAAGGGCACGGAACAACAGTGTCGAATATATCTGTGAGACAGCGTGGTCCAGATTGCGTCGTTTGTTGTCAAACTCTTTTCGTAATAGTGATTCAGAAGAATTGTCAAGAGTTCTATTTCGCTCGGTTTAATTAGGTAGTTTAATTCATTATGTAAATAATAAAAATCTCTTTCTTTAAACATTATATCCAGTGCAGTGTAGGAATGAAATTCTGAATCAAAATATTCAATATCATATTTCCAGATGTAATCTACCCTGGAATGTGGTGTTTTGCACAATTGTATTGCCGTGTTCCAGAAGTGTTGTTCAATGCATAAGGCAAACGTCGTTTGCTGCAGGTCAGTATATATACTCGTTGATATTGCGCCTGGATCGGAGTGTCCCGTCTTGATCAGC